GCCAAGTTTCTCGGCAATTTTTTTCTCTACTTCATCCATTACATTAACTGGATCACCTAAGTCCACATCACGGTAAAAACCAGCCGCTTGAAGTTTCTTTAGATCATTCTCCGTCTTGCGCATCACGTGTGTAACACGCTCAGCAGAAGCCAAATCACTAGCACCATAAGGCACAACAATATCTTCTGCAGGCACGTACATTGACACTTGACGATCTAGATTTGGATCGAAGTACACTTTCTTGAATGCATTACCAGCAAGACCCAAGCCCCACAGCATGCGCTCATGCTCAGGACGGAACTCAGTCATTACATCGGTCAACTGATAGTTCATGTCTTCTTGGACACGGACAGCAGAAGCTTTCTTCTCTGGTGTTTCTTTGCCAATGATCTGAGTCTTGACCGGCCCAGCGGCTGGAAAGCTACTCATCATGGTTTCAGCTTGGAACTTAACCAGAGCTTCGGACAATAGGGGGTGATACACGCCGCATGCACCTTCCCAAGGCTCGGTACGTTCCTCGATCTTCATACCCAAAAGCTCAAGACCATCTACATAGGTCTGCATCCAGTCTTTACGGCTGCCAATGTCATCATCAAAGTCACTGGTCAACTCACTGGCCAGAGTTTCTAGAGCACTCTCATCTAAGAACTCAGCCAAATTAGAGTCAAACTCATCGCCGCCTTCTAGTTTCTCTGGGCCAATAGCAATCTCAAGCTCAGTGATTTCAATCTCGGGCTCCATTTCGATTTCAATTCCTGGAAGTTCCGCCAAGGCATCTAATCCTTGTGGTGCTTGGTACAGTGCCTTATCAATAGCCATATGTTTCCTTAATAATATGCAACTTTTCTGCGGTAAACCTGTTCATCTTCTTCATCAGTGTTTAACCTCAAAAAACCGCCCTGTCTAAAACGAATTAAAGCCTGTGTGCTTGAGTCTACCAAGTCATCGTGAGCCGCATTAGGGAAAGCCGCCATCTGCTCAATCAATTCATGCGCCCACCGAGTATCCGGAGCCCATACTTTACCCGACCTAAAGAGATCCGTCACGGAGTTTATACGAACAAACTTATCATTTCCACGAACCGGCGTGTATTCCTGTACAGGTACACCCATTCTCCTCATTTCAAAAATTAACGGAGAGCCAGCAGCCTTAGCCTCAATGATACAAGTGTCCGGCTCCCAAATGTTGTACATCTCAAAAGCTTTTTCCTTGAGTTCAGGAAACTCTAGCCTCTCTTGGTACGCTTCCAGCAATATCACGTTTACATTTTTAGGGTCTTCGTCCATATGAAACACGCCCCACACCGTACATGCCGAATAGTCACTCCGCTCTGACTTGGTAAACGCCGTATCCCAGCTCTGAATCACGTATTCACAATTAGGCGGTCTTTCTCTTTCCCAGATTTTCCACCATTCTCTCTTTACCAAAGCTCCCTCTTCGCCAGTCGGCTTCTGTTGGTATTGAGCGTTCCACTTGGATACTGGTAATTCTTCCTTTAGTGCTTCTAATTCGTCAATAGACCAAAATTCCGGCCATAAAGGGTTACCACTGGGCATGATTGCGGGTAACTCAATCAACTCCCACTCCTCACCCTTCTCCCTTTTAAGCGCATCCTGCAATACTCGACCCGTTAAATCGGCTTCTCCCCAGCGAGTCATCACAATCACAATAGCTCCACCTGGTTGGAGACGTTGCCTAGGTCCCGAGGTGTACCACTCATACACTTTTTGGTAAATTTCAGGATTACCAGACGCCGCAGCCGCCTCTTGCTCCGAGTGCGGATCGTCAATAATCAACAAATCGGCACCTTTACCGGTCACAGTACCACCTACACCAATAGCAAAGTACTCTCCATTCTTATTCGTAGCCCATCGGCCAGCAGCTTTACTGTCCTGACGCAACTTAACCCCTGGAAATACAGTCGAATACTGCTCAGAGTCCACTAAGTTTCTAACCTTTCGTCCAAAACCAACCGCTAAATCAGCTGTGTTCGAGCACTGAATAATCTTCTTAGCCGGATGTAAACCCAAAAACCACGAGGGTAGTAAGTACGACGCAAATTCCGACTTAGTATGTCTCGGCGGCATGTTAATAATCACCCGCTTCATCTCCCCTTTAGCGATGGCTTCGAATTTCTTAGCCATTAGGGCGTGGTGACGGCCATGCACAAAGCCCGGCCACATCATCTTCACGTATTCCATAAAGCTAACCTGAGCTTTTTCTCTCTCTACTGCTGCTTGGTAAACCTTTACCTCATCCAACAACTTATCGTACAAAGCCGGATCTAGGTTATCTAACAACTTATCCAAATCGTCAGTCATTCAATATCCCTAAAGTTAATGTACACAGGACGAATACTCCGCCGGCCAGCTACTCTCTTTACTACTCCCAACTTAACCAATCTATCCACAATATCTTTTGTATTCCCAATCCCTGTTTTCCCACGCACATCCGCAATTTGCCGCAGCGTTGGACTACACCCATACTTCTTCCACCACTCATCCACAATGATAAAAACATCCTTCTGAACTGGGCTCATACTCTTCTCCATACACTCGTCATAACTCATCTCCCGCCGTCTTATCATGTCTCGATTTATAACAATGTCCATATACTGCCTATTTTTTAAGCAATGGTAACGCTTACCATTGGGGTGGGTTTACCCTTAGTTTTTGAAAATATATATACCCCACCCCTATTTTGTTTCAAAAGGTGACGGGGGGTCTTTCCAAAAATCATCATCTGGGTCGCTTTCCGGAGAAGAAGTACCCCCATCTGGTTTTTCTTCTGACACTTCGAGTGGAATACTATGTACATGTGAGGGGGGACTCCTACTTGGCAAATCGGGGGGTAGGGGGTCGCCCTCGGCAGCCTGGACGATCGCCAACGGGGGAGGGTCAAGCTCAGCCAATAGAGAATCGGCGTCTTTGACTGTCACATCTATTGCAGACCCATGCACTAGAGTGCGAAGCTTGTCTAATAGCTGAGCCCTTGCGTCTGTACTGGATGTGATGTGCTCGACCACCTTGCGTTCGGTAAAGGCTGACACTTCCGTAACAGTGCCGAGTACCTTAGCCGCCGCCGTAATCTGTCCGGCTTTGCTCTCCGGATCTGTGATCACCTTGACGAGCGAATGAATGACGAGGCTTCTCAAGTGTTCGGGCGTATGATATGCCCGAGCGGTTTCAGCCAGTTGAATAGCCTCGATTTCTCTAGCGATACCTGAATGACGTTTCAGCATGCTTGCGGCGTCTCCGGTGGTCTTAGCCCTTTTGGTCTTTACGTCATAGGCCTTTCGGTATGCACCGGCTCCGGTTTCCCCTTGTGCTACCAAACGGGCGAAGGTTTTTTGCTTGTGCGTAAGCTTTCCCTTCACACCTAGTATTTGATCTATTGGCACTTGTTCGAGTGCTTCCCTTACTTGAGCCCTTTTCATACTGTTCCGCTCCGCTTTATTGAATGCCGCCCATCATACAGAACAAACACAGAACTGTCACCAATGCGACAACCTGGCGGGTTCACATATGGTATGCGAGCCGGTTTTTACCCCTCAAAATTTGAAAATCGACCCTAGCTGCCACCTGTCACATATGTGACTGACAAGCTTGTTTTACCCTGTCAGAGTGTCATACATGGAAGGCCAAAGGGGCTAACCATTAACTAACCAAAGGGAAACCATGGAACATAAAGAGATCATTTTTTCACTGTATCGAGCCGAATACAAACTTTGGCAAATACTCGCTCACATGATGGTAAGAGAAGTAAACCGCACGACCGCCATTCAATTAATAACAACAACCCTCCGCTTAAGAGCCCACGAAGTGGATCACATGCTCGAATCATTCAACGAAAACATTTAAGGAAAAAACCATGCAATCTAATATTTTCAGCATCAAAGACAACTTGAAGCATTTCGGTTTCCATTACGTCCTATGGTCTGAAGGCCTATCCATTCGCACCCTTTACAGTTTATGGATTGCCTACGGAATGACCCGCCACGAATCAATTAAAACCAACTGAAAGAAAACACCATGTCAAACTTAAGAGACTTTAACCAAATGATAAATGCCGAAATTTTCACACCCGACGACCTCACTTATGCCGTTGACACCCTCGCCGATATTCGAGCCCAAATAGCCGAATTGAAAGCCCGAGAAGATACCTTTAAAGCCGTATTGATTGCCGCCGGCCATGCCGCCGTAGATGGCACCGCCCACAGAGCCGCCGTCATTCAAGAGCAACGCACTTCGACCGACTGGGAAACCATAGCCAACAAGTTAAACGCAAGCCGCCAGTTAATCACCGCCCACACCACCACCGGCGCACCCTTCTACAAAATCCGCCTATCAGCCCGAAAGGTTTCAGCATGAAGATCACGATCCAAGTTAAAACGATTTATGGCAATCGGGTAATTTATCCAAAAGATGAAACCGCCCAAGCATTCGCCAAAATTGCCGGAACTAAAACCCTCACCCTCGAAGCCCTCCGCCTGATTCAGGCTTTGGGGTATGAAATCAACGAACACAAAGAAAGCTTCAAATTATGAAAACCCGCACCCTCACCCTACACAATGACCCCTCCCATGGTTGGCTTGAAGTGAAACGCTCCGACCTGATAGCCCTCAAAATTGAAGACAACATTTCACACTTTTCATATGAAAAGGGCGCAAAGGTTTATCTCGAAGAAGACAACGATTTAATGACGTATTTGCGAGCCGCCTCCGCCGCCGGCTGGTCTGTCGATATCGCTCACACAGTACACACCAACTCAGACAGTTTTATTCGCCTTTTAAACCGGTACCACTCGACCGCCGCCGCCCGCCAGTCCATCGCCGCTTTTTACGATAACAACCCAAATATGACCCTCGCCGATTTATCCCGATTTACCGGCAAATCGGTGCCCGCCTTGAAGCAATTTTTATTGGAGCGCAAATAATGAGCCCCTTAGGATTTATCGCATACGAAGGAAAAAGCTTAATTGACAAAAGCCCAATTGTCGTCATTGTGACCGCCCTCAATAAAAGCGGAAACAGTAAAACCGGCAACATGGTGCAAACGTTTATTATCCGGTCGGACGTTGACCCAGTGACCGCCGCAAAAACCGGCGAAGATTTTGGGATCTGTGGCGCATGCCGGCACCGACCCAAGGCCGCAAAAATTACAGGTGAACCGCCATGCTACGTTAACAAGGGACACGCCCCGCTCGGCGTTTTTAAGGCTTACAAAAGGGGAAGGTATACCAAAGCCACACCGGAACAAATTAAAACCGCCCTAGCCGGTCGCATTGTCCGCCTAGGCACCTATGGCGACCCCGCCGCCGCACCAGTGGCCATGTGGGAAGAAATCATAAAAGACGCCGCCGGCCACACCGGATACACCCACCAATGGAAGCGCACCGGCTTTGATGTTGACCGGTGGAAAAAATTAGTAATGGCGTCCGCCGATAACTTAGACGATGCCGCCCTTGCAAACTTAAACGGAATGCGAGCTTTTCGGGTATCGGTGGGCAATGATCGACAAGCCGCCGAAACGATTTGTCCCGCCAGTTCAGAAGCCGGAAAGAAAACCACGTGCGCCAATTGCCAATTGTGCGCCGGCACCACCAAAGCCGCCCGAGACATTGTGATTCAAGATCACGCCGCCGGTTATCGTAAACGCATAGAAATAATGAAAGCTTAAAAATGAAAAAACTTATGAGAGCAAAATTTGCCGGCA